GTTGAAGAATATAATAAAGGTGTAACCCCATACTCAAAATTAGATCGTGTTAGTAAAAGAATTATGAAAGATGACCCAATTTCTGTTAATTGGACTTCCGTGGCTAAACTCAAAGAATTCAATAATTCGTATATTATGGGCGGCGGCGAATATCAATGTCTGAAAGAAGTTGAACTTCTCATGAACGCCTTTAACATAAAGTATATTAGAATAAAAGAGTTGGTATATTAATGAAAACATTCAAGCAAGTATTGACCGAGGCCCAGAATATTGACAAGGCCGTTGAAATTCTTCGGAATACCATCAAAGGAACCGAATGGGAGAATCGTCTTTTTATAGCTGGCGGTTATCCAAGAGACCTACTGTTAGGAAGAGAGCCAAAGGACGTTGACTTTGTGGTCGATGGTGGTCCAGAGGCCGGAATGGATGCGGCAACCTTTATTGCCAAGAAACTCGGAGTATTCAAACAGGATTCAAATCCGGTTTTGTTTCCTACCTATGGCACAGCCAAGTTAACAATGAACGTGGATGGAGAGCCAATTGATATTGAATTTGTGGCACCCAGAACTGAAAAATACGAACCGGGCAGTCGAAAGCCTTTGGTGTCTCCGGGTACTCTCGACGACGATGCTCACCGTCGAGATTTTACAGTAAATGCTCTTTTCAAAAATCTCACAACAAATGAAATTCTCGACCTGACGGGCAGAGGACTAACTGATCTCAAGAATAAGATTCTTCAGACAACCGGGAATGCCGACTGGATTTTCTCGGAAGATCCTCTGAGAATTCTGAGGGCCGTTCGGTTTGCCCTGAAGTACGACTTTCGGCTTCCTCTGGATGTTATTAAAGCAATCAAGAAAGCCTCACCTGATTTGGCAAATATTTCAGCCGAGAGAATTCAGGACGAATTAAAGAAGATTCTGGTTCTGGATAAGCCATCAAGAGCCATTCGTTTGTTCAAGATGACCGGAATTCTGAAGATGATTTTGCCGGAATTACAGGAATTGGTTGGCCTGAAACAAAATATGTACCATAAGGATGATGCTTTTTATCATACTTTGGAAGTTCTGGATAATACTCCTGCGCAATTTTCCAGAAGACTTTCAGCCCTGTTTCATGACATTGGAAAGGCCGCAACTCGTACCGAAAAGGACGGCAAGGTTCAGTTTATTGGACACGCCAATGTCGGTGCTGAGATAGCAAAGAAGGCAATGAAGAGATTGAAATATCCGAATGATATTATTGATATGGTTGCCGATATGACAAAGTACCACATGGATCTAAAGTCTGCTGGACCTGAGGCCGAGTTATTAAAGGATTCTACTCTGAGAAAATTTGTATTTCGTGTGGCAGATAGACTTGAACCATTGTTAGATGTGATTCATGCCGACAATATTTCCCATACTCCAGAATATTCTATGCCGAAGCAGATTGAAATTATTCGAAAAAAGCTGGCAAACATGGATATTAATTCTATTTTGAATACCAAGTCGATTCTGGATGGAAATGAGATTAAGGAACTTGGTGCAGTCGGCAAGGAAATTCGTGAAATAAAGGACAGAATTCTGACCAAGGTTCTGGAAAATCCAGAATTTACTCGGCAACAGGCAGTCGGTTTGGCTAAGAACATGATTGATTCTTTTAGGAAAAAGAAGTTGTCTGAAAATACTCAAGAAGATGATCTTTGGGAGGTTAAGCGTGGAGCTTTGGATAAGAGAGATGAAACCTATCGCCTAATGGTTGGTCTGCTTGGGGTTCAGGTAGACTCCCAGACCCGAAAGGTTTATTCTCCACCGGAATACATGATTCGGAGATTCAAGAAAAAGAAAATTACTGATACTCTGTACCAGACAATCAATTCGAATGGTTCTGAAATCTATACAATATGGAACGAAAAGACCGATATTCCGATTGCCTATCTAAAACTACTGAAGGCCGACCTATTCGGAATTCCTGTGAAGAAGGTTAATATTGCCTTTGTACATCCGAGACATCAGGGCAAGGGAATTATGAAAGGAATATATACCACTCTGATTCAACAGCAGGGAATGACCTTTATTACTGGAGACTATCAATCCGCTGGTGCCGAGAAGCTATGGAAATCTCTCTATAATACCAATGAGATTGAAGTATTTGCTATGAGCGAGGACGGAAAGATTCTGGAGGTAAGGCCGACGGCGAATGGTCTCGAAGGAATAAATGGCGAAGACTTGTTTGATTATAATCGCGATTCATATAAAGATAACTATACTCTGGTAGCTACCATAAACAAGGAGAAATTCTCCGAGGGCCTGAATGAAGACATTTTTTCTTTTCATGAATACGATGATTGGGGATTCATTAAGCCGGATGGATCTCTGCTGTCGGCGGTGTCTACTCCAGCAGTTAGAAAATTCGTTGATCGGAAAAACTCCAAGAACTTCTTTGTTCCCAGATTTGGGGCCATGCACTATGATGTTTTAGGAAAATTCTATTCATCATTTGATTTGAAAAAGAAACAGGAGCATAATTTTTTTGAGGCATTTAAGGAAGGATGGGTTCGGTATATCATTAATGATAATGAATTATTTCTGCACCTGAAGCCCGGAAGTATCGTTCCTGAAAATGTTCTGAAGGGAATTAGGCAGATGATATATCCGTTTTCAGTGGTCAATTTTGATTTTCAAAAGAATCTAAGGACCACAAAGAAAACGACCATTGAGCGGGCCAATCTGAACAAAATCAAGAATGTCATCAGTAATCATCCAGATGCAGCCGAGGCCCCAAAGAGAAAGTCCCTCAAGGAAGCCGACGCCCATCCGAAGCATAGAGAATGGGGCTGGATTCTTCCGAATGGTCAGATTCTTTCAAATAAGTCCACACCAGAAGTAATCGAATTCATTGAAGGAACACCTGATTTGGTTCATCATTTTGAGGTACTTCAGGAATTTACGAACTTTGATAGAATGTCGGACGTGCTGGAGGAGGGCGGCGTTCGCTTTATCGTAGAAGGAAATACTGCCTTTTTGGATATATATCCACCAGCAATCGAGCCGAGATTCATTTATACAAAAGCGACATTCTTGATAAATTGGGTATTTGTCAAAAAAGTCATAATCGGCTTCAATGACTATTCTGATTATTCTCAGGAAGGCTGGATGGAATTTAATTCCACGCCGAAGAGTCTACTGAATGATCTGAAGGAAATCAAGGCCAAGTACAATGAGGAAGAATAATTATGCCACAAGAGAAAATATACTATCTAAATCCGAACATCAAAAAGTCCAATGTCGTCGAACAGTTCACTGAAGAACAGGTTCAGGAATATATCAGGTGTTCTAAAGATCCTATCTATTTCATTGAGAAATATGTGAAAATTATCTCAATTGATCATGGTCTGATTACCATAAAATTGGCCGAATTTCAAAAGGGACTGATAGATAAGTATATGTCTAATCGTTTCAACATCATCACTGCTTCGAGGCAGGCATACAAGACAACTACAACTGTAGTATTTATGTTATGGTATTCAATATTTCATGATAATAAGTTTATTGCTATTCTTGCAAATAAGGCCGAGACCGCCAGAGAAATTCTGGATAGAATCTATACTGCCTTGGAGCATGTGCCATTCTTTCTTCAGCCGGGTGTAAAGGAGTTAAATAAAGGCTCTGTTGAATTTGGAAATGGAACAAAGATTATGGCCTCGGCTACATCCAAAAGTTCTATTCGTGGTCGCTCGGTTGCTCTTTTGTATATTGACGAATATGCCTTCGTAGATAATGCGGAAGAATTTTTTAGGTCCACCTTTCCGACAATTTCATCTGGTGCCGAATCAAGAGTCATTATTTCGTCAACTCCTCTCGGCCTAAACCATTTCTATAAATTATGGAAAGATTCAAACGAGGGCAGAAATAAGTTTGTTCCAACTCAGATTGAATGGTATGACGTTCCGGGAAGGGATGAAAAATGGAAACAGGAGCAACTTGAGATTCTCGGAGAGCATGACTTCCGACAAGAATATGGAAATGAGTTCTTGGGGTCGGCGAATACTTTAATTGCTGGCTGGAAGCTCAAGGAAATGACACACGAGACTCCAATTCGATCCGACCTACATTATACAATAATCGAAGATCCCAAACCAGATAATTCCTATATAGCAGTAGTGGATGGTTCCAGAGGAATCAATAATGATTATTCTACTATAACTGTTGTTAATATTACTGAATATCCTTTCCGAGTTGTCGCCACATATCGGAACAATGAGATTTCTACTCTGCTGTTTCCGAGACTGATTGTGGATTTTTGTAAAAAATACAATGATGCCTACTTATTAATTGAAAGAAATAACATGGGCGATGCTATTGCCAAGGAATGTTATTACGAAGAGGGCTACGAAAATGTAATCTGTGCTAAGTCCGGTGGACGAAGGGGCCAGATTACTTCCCTTTCCCCAAAAAAGGACACTCTGCCGGGAGTTGAGATGACCAAATCAGTAAAGAGAATTGGTTGTTCAATTCTCAAAAATCTAGTAGAGGACGACAAACTCATTTCCTTTACCGAGGACATTATTCTGGAATTGTATAATTTTGTTGGAAAGGCCGACACATTTCAGGCCGACGAGGATAAGCATGATGATTTGGTGATGAATCTGGTTCTGTTCTGCTGGTTTGCCGACCAGCCACTATTTAAGGAAATTGCTGATATTAGTATTCGGGGCAAGATACGGGAGCCTGATCCAGAAACCAAAATTCATATATACCAGTCACTCTCGGACGAAGACGAGGCAGTTAATTTATATAATGATGAATTGGCCGAGACCTTTCGATTGTTGGGTATAACTTCTCCTTCCTAGAAAACCTATTTTTCATAAATAGATAGACAGACAAATACAAGATACACAAAGAGATTTTTGATATATTGTAATCTATTTTAGGAGAAAAAATATGACGACATTTTTTAATTCCCCACAAGTTGCCACAAGAGAGGTAGACCTAACTACTTCCGTTGTGGCACCTGCCTCTGGCACCGTGGCGATTGCTGGTGCCTTTACTTGGGGTCCGGTTAAACAAATTGTGAATGTTGGTTCAGAAGATGAAGTGGTGAGCATCTTCAGAAAACCAGATAATGATACAGCGGCAACCTTCTTCACCCTAGCAAATGCTCTTTCCTATACCGGAAATGCCAGAGTCGTTCGTGTTGGAGCATCTGGAATGATCAATGCAACATCCGGTTCGACTGGCGTTCTGGTAGAAAACGAAACTGATTATACTCAGAATCATTCTGCCGGAATTTCTGGAACAACATGGGTTGCAAAATATCCGGGTACTTTGGGAAATTCAATTGGGGTGTCAATCTGCGATCAGCAAAAGTTCGCTAATTGGTCCTTTGCTGGATTTTTCTCTTCGGCTCCGTCAACGAGTTCCTTTGCTGCCAGAACAAATGCCAATGCAAATGATGAATTACATATTGTGGTTTATGATGCAACCGGAGCAATTACCGGATCGGCAAATACGATTCTCGAAAAATATGAATTCGTTTCCAAGGCCGCTGGAGCCAAGACCGAAAATGGAGAAAATAACTATTACAAGGACGTAATTAACAGAAAGTCCGAATGGATCTGGTGGGGAAATCACCATGCTGGTGCTACCGCTCCCGGCGTGGCATGGGGTTCGACTGTTCCGGGGGCAACTGGCTTTGCTACCTTTGGGGCAACTGGCCCGATCTATCAGACCTTGGCTGGTGGTGTTGATGCAAATGTTCTTCAGTCGGCTCATGAAATCGCCGGATATGATCTGTTTAAGCCAGATAATGTTGAATATGATTTTCTGATGGCTGGTGGATCTCTACCAACAACGGTCGAATATCTGATCGATAATATTGCCGAAGTTCGTAAGGACGTTATTGTTACGCTGTCCCCTGAAAAGGATGACGTTGTGGATAATTTCGAATCCGAGGTAACCGACACGACTGCTTTCAGAAATACTCTGAATTCTTCGACCTATGCGTTTTTGGATTCGGGCTGGAAGTACCAGTATGACAAGTACAATGATGTGTTCCGCTGGATTCCTCTCAATGGTGATACCGCTGGCCTGATGGCTCGTGTTGATCCTTGGGTGTCTCCTGCTGGCCTAAATCGTGGATTCGTCAAGAATGTTTTCAAGATGGCATGGGAGCCTTCGAAGGCAGATCGGGATCTGATCTATCCGGTTGGTATTAATCCGGTAATGACTGTAGAGGGACAAGGAGTTGTTCTGTTTGGAGATCGAATGATGACTTCGAAACCTTCGGCCTTCAGAGACGTGAATGTTCGCAGATTGTTTATTCTTTTGAGAAAGGCAATCTCCAGAACTGCCCAATTCACTTTGTTTGAATTGAATAATGAATTCACGCGGGCGCGTTTTGTGGCAACCGTCGAGCCTTTCCTGAGAGACCTAAAGGGCCGTGGGGCAATCATCGATGGTCTGGTAAAATGTGACGACAAGAACAATACTCCACAGGTAATTAACACCAATTCATTTGTGGCTGATATTTTTATTAAGCCGCCACGCAGCATCAACTATATCCGACTGAACTTCATTGCGGTTCCAGAAGGAATTAGCCTGACAGAGATCGCAGGATCTAACCAATTATTCTAAGGAAAGAGAAACCATTTATAGAAGGGAATTTCGAAATTCCCTTCTATAAATAAAAGAGGAAAACAAGAAATATGGCTTTTAATCTACCTAATTTTATTTCGTCATTGGTTGGAGAAGGCGCACGTCCTACTCTTTTTGAGGCAAGAATCTTCTTTGAAGGTTTCACTCAGGACAACTTCGCCTTCAAATGCAAGGCGACACAGCTTCCCGGAGTAACCACCGGGGTTATCGAAGTACCCTATTTTGGACGAAAGATCAAGGTTCCCGGCGACAAGACGTTTGTGGAATGGACGGTCACTGTTATTAATGATGAATCCTTTGCGGCACGAAAGGCTTTTCAGTCATGGCAGTCTGGTATTAACCAGCATGTTGCGAATATTCGTACCAATACCAATCTGTATGCCGATGCCGAGATTATTCAGTATGCCAAGACTGGCGAAGAATTAGAAAAATTCAAGCTAGTTGGTTGCTGGCCTGCGGATATTTCTCCGGTTGAAGTCTCTTGGGAATCGAATGATGCCCTTGAGGAATATACCGTGACGCTTCAGTACCAGTGGTGGGAACATCTGGGAACAACTGATTCGGCAAGCTAATAGCATTGTTGAGTGTTGCGGAATATCGGCGCTCAACAACTACTCCACAGAGAAAAGGAACCACAATATAAATGTCATTATTTGATTTTTTCGGCTTCGAGATAAAAAGAAAGGATAATTCTGAGCAGAATCTTTCGGCTGTTGTTCCACAAACAGATACCGAGGGCGGGCAGATTATTGATAGAAATGCGAGTGCTTTTACTACTCTTTCTTATAATCTTGACTTTACGGCAGAAGACTCGGCATCTCTGATAAACAAATATCGAGAACTTTCCATTCAGTCTGATGTTGAATCCGCAATTGACGAAATCATCAATGAGGCAATCTATATTGGAGAATTTGAATCTCCAATTTCATTAAATCTGGATAACCTGAAATTTTCTGATAATATTAAGGATCTGATTCAGAAAGAATTTCAATATATTCTGAATCTTCTGAACTTCAATGAAAATGCCTATGAAATCTTCAAGAGATGGTATGTCGATGGCAGGCTCTATTTCAATATTGTGATCAATCTAGACAAGCCCAAGGAAGGAATTCAGGAGCTTCGGTATATTGATCCTCGTAAGCTGAAGAAGATTAAAGAAGTAAAGAACGAGAAGATTGTGGGTAGTTCCATTATTCCGATTGATTTTAGAGAATATTATCTCTATGATGGTTTTTCAAAGGAGATTCCGGTTGATGCTGTGGCCTCGGCTACTTCTGGTTTGGTTGATGATAAAAATTCGGCAATTGTTCTGTCCTACCTTCATGGAGCCATTAAGCCTTATAATCAGCTAAGAATGCTCGAAGATTCAATGGTCATTTATTACCTGTCGCGGGCCACCGAACGACGAGTCTTTAATGTGGAGGTTGACACGATTCCACAACACAAGGTCGAGCAGTACATGAATGCGATCATTCAGAAATTCAAGAATAAGATCGCCTATGACTCTCAGACAGGAAATCTTCGGGATGACGTGAAGACTCTTTCAATCATGGAAGACTTTTGGTTTCCAATGAGAGAGGGCAAGGGAACCACCGTCACTTCTCTGGCTGGTGGACAAAATCTAAATGATCTGTTGGCTTCTTCGGAATTTTTTCAAAGAAAATTCTATCGGTCTCTGAGAGTTCCAATGGGCCGAATTATTGGTGGAGAGAATTCGACATTTAATACTGGTCGGGCCACTGAAATTGCCCGCGAGGAACAGAAATTCAGCAAATTTATTAAGCGGCTCAGAATGAGATTTTCTTCTCTATTTACAGACATGCTAAGAGTTCAGTTGGTTCTGAAGAATATTATTTCAGCCGAAGAATGGAATCTCCTTGTTAACAATAATTTGTACTATGATTTTAGACAGGACTCTCACTTTGCTGAATATAATGAATCAGAAATTGAGTCTCGTAGAATGGAACTCGCGGCTCAGGCCGAGGGTCTAAGGGATCATTTCAGTAAGAAGTATATTCAGAAGAATTTTCTTCGGCTGTCAGAAGAAGATATCAAGGAAATCGAAAAGGACAAGCTATTCGAAAAGAATAAGAAAAAGACACCAATTGAAGATGAAGAGACTATGGGTGATGACGAGTTTGGAGACTTCTCACCAGCACCGAGAACTCAGACATCATTTAACCAGCCGTCGGTTCCTCCGACTCCAGCTACCTCAGAACCGAAGGAGCCAGAGACGCCAACGCCAACACAGGAGACATAAAATATGAAAAACGCAGAAAAAATCAAGGAACTTATTCGGAATATTAATGAAAAGAAAGGCACAGAAGTAGAACGCCTGTCTCGTCAGTTAATTTCGGAAAAGGTTTTTAATATTATCGAAAAGAAAAGAGAAGAAATCCGAGTGGGGTTTAACGGAAGATGAATATTCTAAGAACGGCCTTTGTATTTTTGATTTTGGCTACTGTCTCGGCACTTGCCCAAGATCCAAGTCTTACAGTAAATGTGACTATTCCTGTTGGAACTGCTGTTTCGAGTCCGGTTACTCTAAGGGCCGGGTGTATTCCGGGAGCGATTATTATTCCTTCTGGCTGGACTGCGGCGAATCTAACTTTTAGGGTTTCGAATGATAATGGCACAACATGGGGAAATCTTCGAGATGAATTTAAGACTGAAATTGTTGTGTCTGTTCAGGATGCAAGTGATGTCATTCGATTAAATCCGGCAGACTGGTACTGGATGAGAAATCGTAGTCTGATAATTCGTTCTGGTACTTCTACTTCTCCGGTAAATCAGACGGGAACGGATAAGGTTCTGAAGGTGCTATGCGGCAGATAATTCTTTCTTTAGTATTAACATTTGCATTAGTTTTTACTGGAACGGCTCAGAATGTTGATAATATTCCTTTGCATTTTCTGAGCAAGTCCTCGAATACGGCCTTGGTTCGGAATGGTCTGACGGCGGGTTGGGATCTGCGGACGGGGAACCTGCTGCTGTTCTCGGAGGCGCTGGATAATGCGGCGTGGACAAAAACCCGCACAACGACACCCGCCGCAAACCAAATCATTGAAACAGCGACGACAGGCGCTCACCAGATTTCGCAGGCCATAACATTCGCCGCTGGCGCTTACTCGTACTCCGTCGATGTCAAGCCAAGCGGGAGAGATTGGGTGAAGGTTTTCGCTTTTGACGGCACGGCATTTCCAGTCGCGTGGGTGAATACGGCTACCTGCGCCACTACGACAGTCACTGGGGCGACGGCAACCGCAACGGCAGTCGATGATGGATACTGCCGAGTTGTTCTGAATTTTACAGCCAGCGCCGGAAGTGGCTTTGTTTATATGCAATTACTGCTTAACGGCTCCACTGATAGCTACGCTGGCGACATCACAAAAGGCGTCCTGGTCCGCCGCGCCCAACTCAACTCCGGCACCACCCCCCTCCCCTACATAGCGACGGGGGATTTGCAGAGCGTGCCCAACCTTGTCCCCGGCGGCGCGGCGCTGCAACGGGGATCGGCGGCGGGGGTGGACACGAATGATCCCAGTATCGACCCCCTGTTCTGGTGGTTCGACTTGACCGACGATTTTGTGACTGGCGTTCCAGCGCTGGCCTCGCAGTACACGATTCTTGCGCTTCATGGATGGCCGAATACGCGCCTGCACGCCTACGATTCTGTCGGGAATGGATGGCAGGATGGCGCTCCAAATTCGCTGGTGCAGGTGTTCCAGCCGCAATCGGCGGCGAGTGGTGCGGCGGGAACGAAACGATATGCCGCGCTCTCCCGCTATTTCCAATACAACCGCGTGTTGAACCCCCGCGACCATCGACAGATGGGGCAATGGCTAAAGCCGTTTCTCTACCAGAAGACGGCCAACGTCATTCAGTACGGGCACTACGGCAACAATCAGCCGACGATTCGCATGGACTGGACTGGCGGCGGCGCGGCGACGGTGGATTGGGGGGATGGGAGCGCGACGCAGAATCTCACGTCAGGCGTCAACCTGCAAAAAACGGCGGCGTATTCTGGCGGGTTTCATATCGTGCGAGTGACGGTGCCGAGTGAGGCGGTAGTGACTCAATTCTACAACAATTCGGCGCAGATGACGGGAAACCTGCCCGACATCTCCGGCCTGACGAATCTGGCGCAGTGGTACTCTTACGGCAACCAGCACACGGGGCCGCTGCCCGACATCTCCGGCCTGACGAATCTGACGGTGTGGTCCTCCCACACCAACCAGCACACGGGGCCGCTGCCCGACATCTCCGGCCTGACGAATCTGGCGCAGTGGTACTCTTACGGCAACCAGCACACGGGGCCACTGCCAAATTTCTCAGCACTGAATAACCTCACAATCGTCGAAATACACAGCAAC